CTAATGGAACCTATCGTCTAAGGAAGATTCAACATCCATCTAACGGTGGTTTTGGAGCGACCCTGGCCACTCCAACATATGGAGGCCGTGGGACAGTTGGGTGTCATATTGCTTCTAGACATCATAACTCTAAGACTTGGATTTACAACAATACTCTGAAAGCTTGGAAAAAAACTGATCTTTTAAAAGATCCCCAGAAAGATATGAGGGGATATACTGCTGGGGTTACTGGAACTTTGACCCATGCAGAAGATACTGTTCTGGCTATGGCTCAATTAGCTTCTGGCCTTTTTGATTCTAAGTTGGTTGCTCTTGGATACGCACTAGTAGATAACAGGAATGGGGGTGTTCAATATGGAGATTGGGTGGACCGGCTATTCTATAGGGTGACGTGGGAGTGTAGTGGTTATTGGTCTACTGATTATATTGGTATTGATCCAAACCTAATTGGGTCGGTTACTCTTGAAAAAGCTGCCACGGGGGTTTTTAGTTTAGGATTAAGTTCCAGCGTCAAAACTCTTATTGGTAACCTTATTCAACCGGGGGACCCATATTATATGACGTTCAACCCAAACCCAGCCCTTGCTAGCACACCAGGATGGAGACAACGAGGTATTTGTACTCATAATCCTTTGCTCCCATGTGTTCATGACCCAGATGCTGGTAAAGGTGGGGACCGCAGCATGTTAGCTGCTGCTGCCTATATTCGGTTTTTTGATACTGTCAACGCAGCTATTGCTGAACGATGCGCTTTCCGAGGGGTTCCTATTCGTAAATTTATTGGACGTCCTAACTTTTCCCATCCCGGTGCCACTCCTGAGAGTTTTGAGGATAGCCCTGGAGGAAATGATGGCTCAATTTATCGTCCATATGTGTGTTCTAATGAGATAAACCTACGGTTTCTCGACATTATTGGGAGAGACAGGATTCCATGTATTGATGTAGATTTCTATTGTAGATCTTCTCTACGTTCAATTGCAGCCTATGATAAATTGGCCACAGCCTTTGAAAATCTGATGAATAGGTATAAACGTCCTTTTGCTTCTGGAGAGTGTGGTTTCTCTAGAGCAGGGTCTGGGGCGTGTACTCCGAGTCAGCTAGGTGAATTTCTAGAATATTGGCATCATCCAGTTACTGGTTGGTTTGCTACTCACCCTGTTGCTTTTGTAGTTCACTTTACAAAGGGGGAAGATCTTACTATGAGGTATTATCTTGATAAAGCTGAGGATAATACGGGAACCCCCAATCCTTGGCAGCTTATGAAAACTTATTATCCCGGTCGTGGTACAGCACCTAATACCTTCTGGGGGAGTTGATGGTTTCATTTATCCAAGGTACTTCTAATACAGAGTCTAGTAAAAAGACTGTTACCTTTACTTTGGGCAGCGTTCCATTAGCTGGTGATGTTCTCGTTCTTTTTTGCATGGCTGGGTCTGCTTCTGTTGATGTGGCAGACATAGATGGTTGGATTAACCCCTTGGGTTCTGGGGTTGATATTGAAACTTCGGCCCATGAAGCATTTATTATGCTTCATTTAGTTACCCCAGTTGAGGCCGGAGCTAGTAAAGTTATTTGGACTCTCACCAATGTTTATTCCACTGCTAAAAATTACTGGTGTGTAGTTGGGGTTTATAGGGGGGTCTCGAATTCTTCTCTGTTTGATGTTGTTGGGTCTAACCTGTATAGTTCAACTACTAACTCACCAGAATTCCATACAGTTACACCTACAGTGACAGGGGGCCTCGTTCTTGGTATGGTTGCTAATGACTCAGGTCATGGGTCTAATAGCGCCCCTGTAGGTTGGACTTCAAACATTTATTCTGCCAGTGGTACTATGGTAGAAATTTTTAGCAGGGATGCCCCCTCAACATCTGGAGTAGCAACTGGAGATATCGTTGTTTCTGGAGCAACAGATGAAAAAATAACGATCACCCTAGTTCTTCCTAAACTTAGTTCCAGTAAGGGCTGGGGCATTACTAAATGAAAGGTTTGTCATGATTCCATCCACCACAAGTTATATGTACCCTGAGTTTGCATCTGAAATTTCTAACAGTGCAATTACCTGTCTCCCCGGATCATATGTAGAGGCCATTGAATACGATGTCTAATTTATTGGATGTTGGAACTGAGTACATTAATGTTGATGGTCAACTAGTAGAGCGTGATGCGTTACTAGTGGCTGAGGCAATTAATGATTATGACCCCACACTGAGAGTAATTTGTGTGGACCCTGTAGGTTCTAATTTCAATGATGCTCCTTTTATCATTGCTCAGGTTTGTCCTGATGGTGTAATGAGACGTATCTTTGAAGCGTGGGAACTGAACAACTCAGTCCTACAGAGAATTGAAGCTGCTGATACTACTCGTCACGACGTCCAGGCTAAGATTGATTGGATTAATGCTGAGGCTACTAAAGCTTCTAAGTCACGGTACAAAGAGAAACGGGTCCTCATTCAAGATATGGGGGTTTCTTTACTTAAACACAGGAAATCATCATTTACATACAAGGACCCAGATACTGGGGAGTTTGTGACGATTTATGATGATAAGAGACCCGTTGAGAGGAAGTAATGCCTGTAACTGTAGGGGATCTCGTACAGAGGATTCGCACGGATATTGGAGATCAGGGAAATATCTACACTAAGGATAATTTTCTAATCGATTGGATCAATGAGGCTGTCAGGGATATTTTCCGTGACACCTCATTAGGTCGTTTTAATGAAAAGTATTTCCCAATTGGTAAATTTCAGGGTCGGCCACAAACCCTTGCTTGGTTTGATGATTTTTCTTCCTATACTCCAGGGGGAGCCTTAGGAATTGAAGCTTCTGGTATCTGGATTGGGACTGACAAAGTTGATATTGATTTATATGAGACGGCAGTTATTTCAACTGGGGCTGGAAGCTTTGCTTCTAGGAAAGTGACTACTCCATATCATTCTTTTTCTGTGGATATTACTAGAGAGGTCACTGGATCTAGTGATGTTTATATCTTCTGTGGAGCTAATCTTGCCCCACCTAATCTTAGGCCAGTGACTGGGCTTTTCTTGTTTGTAACCGGATCTAATAGTGGGGGGGAGTTTACTGTCGAACTTCGTCATTTGGTTGGGGGTGTTTTCACAACTCTAGAGACATCTACAGGGGTTCCTATCTCCACTACTGGGACACTCTATCTAGAAATTCATGGTCGGGAGGTATATGCTAAGGTTGATAATGATTTGATCTTTCAACATCAGATCACTGAGGAACAATCTAAGGTTCTAGACTTAGGTGTGGGATTCGGATCAGAACAGTCGGCTGATTTTCCTCTCTTTGATAATGCTGCAGCATATAAAACAGAACCAATGTTTGATGTGTACATTGATGAAATCACTTTCCCCAGAGAAGTGATGCAAATTCATAGCGTGCATAATGGTGTTTCAATTTTAGAGGAAGTTCAGTATGACACTATTCTTCAGCAGCAGGGTCCAGCTTGGATTAGACAAACTGGGGAGTCTCCTTTGTATTATTGGAGAATTTATGACCGTGGGGTTACTAAAATTAAATTTACTCCCCCCCCTGTAGGTTCTAATGGTCTCTATATTTCCTACACCTACACCCCTGAGCAATTTACTACATTATCACAATACCTTCGTGATATCCTTCCAGAATTTTACTCAGATGACATTGTTCGTTTCGCAGTGATGCGAGCACATGAAAGGAATAAGGATTTCCGAGCCTCTGAGAAAGCTCAGGAACATTATGCCTATAGTGTATATGATCGGGTAGATAAGAGCCGAGTTCTAGATGATTCATTCCAAGTAATTACACCTGATGAATACGATTACCTCTGATGACTGCCTATAGCGAAGAAAACATCAAATTAGACTTTAACAAGGGAATGTACACGGCTGACTTACACTCAGCAATCCCTAATGGGTATGCACAGAGGCTGTTTAACTTAATTGCCACTGGGACCTCCCTAGAGAATAGGAAAGGTCTCAAATCAACCAGTGTTTTTCAAAGTGAGCCCCCATCAGTCTCTCTTAATATAAGTCCAACCTTATATTATGCAGGTGGGGAATCTGGTAACAGTAATAACCCTATTCTTTTTGGAGAGGGAACGACTGTTGATGATAACTATCTCTTGATGGTTAGAGAGAGAGATCCAGATAATTTTACACAGGGAGATTGGTCAAATGGTACTACATATGTTCCTTTAACATCAGGTGGTAGTTATGCTTCTCTTATTGGAGCATTGAACTACAATGATCGAACATATGTGTTTACTACTGCAAAAATTTATAAGGTAACTGGGATCAACTGGAATGCTAATACTAGCACCAAGACGGAAATAACTGGACCTACAGGGCTGTTTTCTGAACCTATCCATTTTATGGATCGTTTGTGGGTAGCTGGGGGTAACACTCTGTACTATACAGATGCTATCTCATCTCCAGGGGCTTACCCAGAAACTTGGAATGTCGGTACCAATTTTATTAAAGTGATGGGTCGTCTTGGCGGAGGGAAGATTTATAAATTAGTACCACTTGGTTCTAGAATCTATATTTTTACAAGTATTGGTCTTTTTGCTCTAACTATTACTGGTAGTCCAAGCGATTGGTACCTTCGTCCTATTGATGAGAAGGCTTGTGTAACGAGTAGAAACTGTGCTGTGGAAGTAGATGGGGTCATCTACTATGTGTCAAAATATGGTGTCTATGCTCTAATGGGAGGTGAGCGGGCTAAGTTGTCTGATGCAATTGGAAATTACTTTGTTACAGGTCCTATGTCAGATAACTTATATTCCAGTGATCATGAAGGGTTTGATTACAGTCTCCATTTCATGGATAATGGATTATTGCTAAACATCTCTCACTATTTCTTTGATGAGGATTCCTATCCTTTTATTCAATATGGTAAAGATAAATCAGTAGTATTTTATGCCCGTCTTAATAGTCTGGCATGGACACTGTGGGACTTCTCTTCAGGTTCTGAGGGTATCACATTAGTTGGTGGCATTGCAGATAACATTTCTACTTATGTAGATAATGTTCCTGTTACTTTCCTTAATATTCTTCATACTCAGAGGACTATGGGGGACCCTGGTGAACCTCACTACTGTGAGATGTTTCAATATACTGGAACTCAAGATAGCTATATATATGATTCCCTTGGGGACCCGCTAGAGGGTCCTGTGTCTTATTATTCTCAGACCGATGACATTAAGTGTCATGTAACATCAGCCATTGTTCCTGCTGGTTCCCCCATAGAGTATAAGATTCTCAAGTACGCCTATCTTAATGTATATATGTCTAATTACATGACATATTCTGATCCTGACTCTTGGAACTATTATTGGATTGCATGGCCGGATCAACATGGCCCCCACAATGATGAAATTCGTGAGTTGACCATAGAAAATGGAGATGCCTACAATTTCAATATGGTTAAACTAAATGCGGGATTTACTTTCCGAGTTCTGTATATTGGTTTGGAATTTTCCACGGCTTCTCACTCTCTGTTCAAAATTAAAGAGCTCAATATGCTAATTCATGATCTTAGGGATGGTCCCTATGGCGTACAATAATAGTTCTTTCAATGATGTAGTTAAGGGATTAACACATGAGGACCCTGACAGACATTTGATTGGGGAATCATTGCCAGCCCCTAAAAGTCCGCCCTTAAGTGGCGGGGCAGCTGCTGTAGGTGAGTCTCCTTTTCCAGCTAGAGCTGATCATGTTCATGCTCCATATTATGGACCGACATCTGTGTCTATTGGAACAATTGCATCTGCATCTGGTCACTTACCTCTCTACAGAAATAGTTCTACAGGTGCTATTGTAGTTCTTAGTTCCAGGGAAGAACTTAAAGCATATATTGATGATCTCCCTGTAGGTATCATTAATGGGCTTCGACCTGTTAAGTTTAAGCCTAAAGAAGGTGGTCCTTGGCAATATGGGTTTATTGCTCAAGAAGTAGCTCAAATTGATACATCTCTTGGTGTATTCAATGAAAAAGGTGAGCCCATCTTCTATAATGAGCAGGGACTGTTAGCTGTTGCAGTAGCCGAGATTCAAAACCTTAAAGAACGAGTCAGATACCTAGAATCCAAACTTGCCCTGTAGGTCTAAATAAGGTACTCTTTTAGCATGACTGAGGATATGAATACAGTAGCAAGGAAGTTCCTCCTTGGTCCTGACTCTCGTTCTTATCAAGGAATCTTCTCAAGGGGAGCTAATGTCTATGGACAAGGCTCTCCTTCTTCTATTTCCCCAAACCTTCGTAAGCTAGCGCTTAGGAAACTAAAGGAGCGGAGGTTTTCACGATGAGTCTAGGAGCTATTCAACTTAATTCTTTGTTTCGTAAGTACACTGGTCAACTTTCAGATATTTCTATGGCTGAGGCAGACCAAACTCGAAACTACCAATCTCAGATTAGAGATCTAGATACATCTCAACGTGTAGGCCAGAAGAAATTATCAGAGCGCAAGGCTACTCAAGGCATGGCTAACTCTGGAACTGCTCTAGAGGAACGTACTAATTTGGACAAGTCCTTTATTGATGCTCGCAGTGACCTACAGGGAAACTATAACAGTAACTTAGCCAAATTAGCTAAGCAACGATTGGATGCTAAAGCTGACTATGATGAGAACGTTGCTCTAGTAAATCTAACAGAACTTCTTAAGAAAGGTGGGCAGTGATGCCTGTTAATCCAAATGCTGGTACAGATCTATTCAAAGCTGTCACCCGTGGTAAGCGTCCCCCAAAAAGTAAGAGCAGCAAAAGGGAAATTGAGGGACTTCGTAAGGCTGCCTCAAATCGTTTAAAGAGTCAGTGATATGGCAACTCCAGAGGAAATTCAACAGTTGATCGCAGCCATCAATGGCTCAGGGGATATTAATAGTATCCTAGCGCAACTCCAGGCTTACATCTCTGGAGATGTTGCTAACCGTCAGGCTGCTAATAAGACTGCTTATGAAGAAGCCTTAGATAAGATCAATCAGTATTATGCAAATGCCGCCCAAGATCGTGGCACCGCATATAATGATGCCTTTAAAAACATCTCTGATAATCTCTCTAACTTGGGCATGAACTTCGCTGACAGTGATCTCGCTAAACAATGGGATACTGACCAAAGGTACCTCACTGAGTCTGCGGATACTGCACTTGCTAATGATTTAGCTGATCTTGAAAAGATGCAGCTAGGAAATAATGAAATGTACAACGCCCTCCTAATGGACATTGCTGCATCTCGTATTAATCAATTAGCTGGTGGGGTTTCTGGTGGTGGTGGCGGCGGTCGTGGCTATAGTAGAGGCAGAAGTGGTGGAGGGGGGTCTAGTTCAAGTGGTTGGAACTTTGATCCTATTACTGGAGCCCCATTAGGAGATCTAACTGGATCTCTTAGTAGTGATGCAGAAACTATGATTTATAACCCCTTACTTATTGAGGAACTAGAAAACGCTGCTACAGGGAATGGAATTATTAGTCCTGTCCAAGTAGAGCAGATTCGTAGTTTAATGCGTGAAGCTGGTCCAGGGGGGATCCAAAAGGTAGGTGAACTTTTAGAAGCTAAGAAACAAAGCCTTCAAGAAGCACAAGATGCACCAGAAGTTAGGGCTCTTGTAGGTTCAGCTTTCTCTGGGTTACGTAATAACCCAAATGCCATTGCTCCTGGGGCACAACGGTTAACTAGTCCATTGTTTGGAAAAACCGTTAATGATATTAAAAAGGCTCGTAAATCTTTTGATGAAAGGAATGAAAACTTAGGTAATATTCTTGAACTAATTGGATTTACAGATCAATTTAATCCTAATTTTGGAGCCGTTACCACTCGTGAAAAGGTAAATGAAACTAGTAAATGGACTAGGGATAAGATTAAAAATGTCCAACAACCTGGGTATGTTTCTACAGTTCCTGGGTATGATGATCCAAGTAACCCACCTGCAATGGTAGTTGGACCAGCTCCTACAAGTTCGAGGAATAGTTCTACACAACCCGCTGTCACTCCAAGAATCCAAACACAAGCTGATGCAAATTCTCCATTCCTCCGTGCTGCTATGGATGCACAAAAGGAAGCTGAGGAAATGCGTATTCGTAAGCAGAACCAAGAGATGTTAATTCGTGCTGCACAAGCTCAGCAGGCACAGCAGAATCGTAACCAAGTAATTAATCTTGGCAGTGGACCCACTAAACCTGCGGCGAAGCCAATTGCATCCGCAGCTAAAAAGAAATTAACCACAGGTATTGCTAAGGCTGTCTAATGGTAAAGACTTCGGAAGCTCAGAAGAAAAACGTTGAGCGGTTTAATGCTATTTTGAACCAAACCCTTGGTGCTACGGTTAGTCCAAGGGTTAGGAACTACTCTGTCCCTGTTCAAAGTGATGTTGGTCTCACTAAAGAAGCTTCCAGGTTTCAGCAGAACTCTCGAGAAACTAAAGCCCTTCTTAAGGAATTAACTAAAGAGAGAACTTCTTCTAAGACTAAGAATGCAAGCAGTAACGGCCTAAAGAAAGATGTTACTACTAATCTCAAAGAGATTGATAATACTAAGGACTATCAGGCTGCTCTCAAGAAGTTAATTGGTGAGGGTAAGAGTCCAGATCGAGCTCTCTTAGAAATGGCCCTTGGAAAACCAAGTTGGTTCAAGAGGAACGTAGTTAATCGTACCGGTAACCTTCTTGGTCGTGCTGGGGATTTAGCTTCCCGTGGTATGTACGCCCTCTCTGAGGGTGCTCTACAAATGACCCAAGCTTTAGATCAGGGACAACAACCTTGGGAAGTTTTTGATGATTTAGCACATGGTGCTGGTCAAGGACTTTGGGGTACAAAGAAAACTGGCTTTGGTGATTTTGTTAACTACATGAATGATCCTGATGTAGAACGTCATCGTACCGGTTGGGGAGAAGCTTTTCTATGGACTAATCTCGGCGCTCCCTTTATGGCTCTTAATGAAGGGAACAAGAAACTCCGTGAAAAATATGGCAGGGACAACCTTGCTTCCCACATTTTTAATGTTGCTGCTGGTGCTTCTGGGGAGCTTTTCCTTGATCCTGCTAACTGGATTGGTGTAGGTTTAGCTACTAGTACCTCAGATGCTGTACGTGCATCATCTAAAATTGATGATGTTGTTCGTGCTTTTCGTTCAGCTGAGAATGTTGCTGACCCTATTACTAAAGCAGAACGTAAAGCTGCACGTGCTTGGCTAAAAACCTCCGAAGGGATTACTTACCAACGTAACAGTTGGTATATGAAAATCGCTCAAGATCAGGTTGATAACTCTGAACTACTTTCCCGCCTATCTAACAGACCGGGTGGGTATAAGACAGCTACTGGAGCCCGTGCAGGCGGATCTAGAACCCCTGCCCAAGTTATTGCTGAGAGTATGGCCGATGTAATGGATAATGGTATCCTTACTCCAGAAGGAACCTCCCGTTCAGTAAACAATCATATTATCCGTGAAGCATCTGCAGCTAATGCAGGTTCTGTTGCCTATGAAATGGCTACTAAAACCTTTGAGAAGAACTATGAGAAGATTCTCAATGATGCAATGGAGTTGGACTCCAAAGCTTATCAAAAATTGGTGAATAGTGGGGACCCACTATGGGAAGCCTTTGAGGAGTATATTGACGGTAACCTCCATAAGTTAGCTGATGAAACAAGTGGTTATACTCGTCACCAACTTCTTGAAGAAGCACACAGGGCTGCTATAGATAAAGTTGTTACGCCAGAAATCAATAAGGTTATGGACAACATCCGTGGAGAAATCACGGCTGGTATGTACAACTCTCCTGCTATCCGTGTAGGTAACACAAAAGTTGAAATTCGTCCTCTGGGGGAAGCCTATGATAAGTTCCGCACTAAGACTGGTTTCAACAGAATCGTCAATCCCTTAAGCCTAGATAGTCAAATTTCCCAAGCTGGAACTCAGATGGTTCGTAAGGCTCGTGCAAGAAGTGCAGAGCGGTTCCATAAATTCCTCTATGGGTATAAAGATGCTAAGGGAAATGTTTTTCGTGGTGCTCGTGAGGTAGCTGGTCAATATGATGCTGCTGCACGAACTCAGATTAGACAGTTCATTAACAACGATCTAACTGGTATGGCACTTCCAGGAAATCATCTAGATGACGGAATCCAATTTGTTAGGGATGAGTTAAAAGAAATCTATAATCTAGAGATTGCTTCTGGTGCTCGTTCAGTAGATAGTAAGTTTGTTAAAAACTACACTCCTGTAGAGTGGAAAGAAGCTCTACTAGATCGTACCAATATTAACCATAAGCGTAAAGTCTTTACCGAACAACGGAAGCTTGATATTGCCAACACTGGTAATGTCATTTCAGATGTTGATATTGCTCTTCAAGCGAAACTAAAGCCTGTTGAGGATATCTTTGAGGCCCTGTATGTTCGTCGACTCAAAGCAGAGCACCAGATTGCTCGTGCAGAAGTTACAGAGGCTTTCTTCCGTAATCTTGGTGTGTCCGGCAAAAATGTCTCACCAACTCTTGCAAGAGGTCAAGGTTGGGAGAAGATCGCTAGCCTAGGTTCTAATGGTAAAGTTAGGGAGATGCTCACCAGGGATGGAAAGCATACCTATAAGATCAATGAGAACTTAAGGAAGTTTATCCAGAAATCAGGAGAAGATCTCTATCTTCCCAAGGATGTTGCAGAAGCTTTCTATAACTTCCAACGTCTAGCAGATACCCAGAACCTTGAGGAACTGGGTGACTTTATGAAGATCTTTGATAAGGTACTTCGTAACTTCAAAGCATCAGCTACTATGCCCTATCCTGGGTTCCATGTTAAGAACATGGTAGGTGACATCTTTGTTGGATGGATGGATGGAGTTCGTGTAGGTGACTATGATAGGTTCTTCAAGGTAGCTGCTGCCAATAATGAAACGCTACCTACAGTGGCTAAAAGTAAAACCACTTACTTCCAACTAGGGAATGGTAATCAATTAGATTATCATGTAATGAACCGTCTCTATAAGCAGAACGCTGCTTCTGGTGGTTTCTCCACTATGGATACTTCCCCTTCTGCACGCACCGCTGTAGGTCGTAGGGTTAACAAAGCTACTAACCGTACAGGAGAGTTTATGCGTAACCTGTCGGAAGGTCGTGAAGATCTAGGTCGTAAGGTTCACTTCGTACATGCAATTGAGGATGAATTAAATGTACGTAAGCTGAGGAACGTTAAACTGGATGAAGCTTTCTGGGACACACCTACAGGGAAGAAGGTTATTGACAACGCTACTTTCCGGGTTGACAAATGGAAGTTTGATTATGGTGCATTAACGGCGACCGAGCGTACAATTATGCGTCGAGTCATGCCCTTCTACACCTTCATGAGGAAGTCACTCCCAGCTATGTTAGAAGGGTTCCTCATGAACCCAGATATGTTGGGCAAGCAGCATAGGTTGTTTTCATCTCAAGATGGGGAGTTAGGCCCGCAGTTTTATCCCTGGGAGCGAGAACTAGGTTTCGCTTCTTGGGGGAACACCATTATTCCAAAGAGTATCTTCCCGATTGATACTATGCAGGACCTATTGAATGACCCCACTAATCCAGGTGCCACCTCAAAGGTCTTTGTAGACCAACTGAACCCACTGCTTAAAATTCTATATGAATTAGGAACTAATCATAATTCCTTCACTGGCAGAGATCTCTTTAAGGAGCAGGATCGTACTACTGAAAACCAGTTTAATTATGCCCTTAGGAACATCCTCCCCCCTGTAGGTACAATTGAGGATCTTGTTACTAAAGGTAAGCTCTCAGATCGTATGGTTCTCGGTCTAGGTATCAAGTCCTATGGTGAGGAAACTAGGCTTCGTAACTTACAGTATGGGTTTGGTTCTACTCAAAAGAGGATCAACCAAGCTTCTGAAAGATTACTAGAACCACTAGGTTACCGTATGTTTGTATCCACCAGGAACTCTGGTACATCAATTGTAGTTAAAGAAATTGATGGCAAAGAGCTCTACCGTGGGGACCTACAGGGGGCTCTAACTGTTGTTCAGAATATCCTTGGAACAGTGAGGGCAAATAATTGATCCTTTGTAACCTGGCTTCACACCGAGGATCAGATTACTAAGTTCAAAGTTGTTCTTGTTCTTATCCTTAAAGTAGACAGCCTCATGGGGCAGGAGTTTCCTTCCAAGCTTCTGTTCCATGAGGCTTCTGTGTTTAAGGATTAACTTCCCCTCACTCTCAACGTAAGCATAACCCTTCGTGTTATAAACAGTCTTACGTCTACCCTTGGGACGACCGTTCTTCTTAGGGCGCTTTTTTAAAGCCTCATTAAACTTGAACTCAGCTATAAGCTGACTATATTTCTCGATGTTCTTCTCGGTTGACATTTCCCTCAGATCCATCCTACGGGGTTTTGTGTACCATGCCGGTGGGGTGCCCTTGTGGCCCATGAGAGGGCTGTTCGTGCCCGTACGGGGTTTTGTGTACCATACAGATCGGGGTGCCCTGGGATCATAACCAGTTCCCGCAGCGAGAGCAGATTAGATCAACGTTTTTATACAGAGGGACTAATTTCTCCTGTAAAGAAGTAGCCTTTATACAATCTGAGCAATAGACCTTCTTGTACTCCCTGTCGGTATAGCCGATTACAGTCTGATTTTCCATAGTGGGGGACACTCCCGGTGTGGTACAATGGGATAGTGGAGTGGATGAAATATGCGAATTGTAGGGGTTACACTAAAACTATGTACCCCACAAATGACAAGGTTCAAGCAGCTGCTAAAAGACTCTGTGCCAGTTGTGGGGTACGCAGTGAATGCCTAGAGTACGCACTCTCTAATTTTGAGGAACATGGGATATGGGGTGGGTTAAACTCAGCAGAAAGAGCTAGGCTTTCTGTGAACCGGTTACTGGTAAAGCGTTCAAATTCCGAACAGCAAAGTAACACGCATGAGCAAAGGCATCTTGCCAGTGTGTCCCTTTCTTCCCCGGAGAGTACTTCATATTCGCAAACCCATATGCCGGAGGTTTTACAGACGCCGGTTGTTTTTCGAGTCGTGTTCCGGTAAGTTCACAAAGTAACTCAATTTTCCCGATTACCCGTGGTGCTACCATGTTGTTGTAATCGAAGTGACCACTCCGAGCTTTGTCCGGTCGGATCAAAAAGTCCTCACAAACTACGAGGTCCGCACTGTTGATTAGCTCTTTTAAGGGTTCAATAGACTCATTCTTAGCTACACCAAGCTCCCCTGTAGGTTTGATCTTCCGGTCGATCACCTCAATCATACAGTAACCTGTATTCTTCCCAGGGTCTAAACCTAGCACTCTCATTGAAATAAGCCTACAAACCGTTGGGCTAGACGTTGTGCTTCGTAAAGAGCTACATGCTGTGCTCCATCAACATGATGACCAGTAAACTTAGACTTAAGATATTGACTCATGGTGTTCACACACAGAACATCTGTAAAAGGTGCTTCTTTACCGTTCACCTTGTAGAGCATGTCAACCCAAGGATACACCTCATGCGGGTAGTCTGCAACCATAATGAGTTCAGTTTCATTGCCCTGGATCTTCTTAAGGTAACGATCTAGAGAGTGCATAGCAGAAATAGGAACTAAACGATCCTTTTCCCAACTGAACACCTCATTCTGAGCTTCTGTGTTCTGGTTCTCCCACCAAGAGATGTGATCTTCTTCCTTACGAGATTCGTCATAAGCTAAAGCCACAGAGAAGGAATCCAGAAACTTGTACTCACCGTTCTGGAACTTAATTCCCATAGCACCAATGTTAGTCAACGCTCCGAATGTGGGGACAGTGTTAATTGCATTAACACTCATTGCTACATATGTCACTTGAACAACTCCTTAATATAAATACCTACAGTGGTGGCCACAGCAAGTAGGAAAATAACAAAACCAACAGCTAGGGGACCGGTAAAGAAGAAATCAATCATTTGAACCCATCTCCACCATAATTTTTTCTAGCTTGTCAGTTGTTGCAAACACATCATCTCCAATATCATTCATAAGCTTACCGATTAGTTCTCCGAACCAGATGATTTCCCGATTATCCGGTTCAGTAACCAAATCAAAGTCCAGATTCGCGACCCTACTGATAGTAAAGCTTGCACTCACCAACGATCCACGGATCTGGAAGTTGAACCCAATCGGTCCGAGAGTCTTATTCAAATCTTCCAACATTTGTTCATAAAAATAATGCATCATAACCCCCTAATTGTCTTTTCCCGTTCTGTTTTCAATTCTAGAACACCCTTCTCCATTGATGTAGCTATCCACATTGGGGTACTAAGATCCTTCTCTGTAAAAATGAGATCAACCTTGCTCAGAATTGAAAACTCACAGTAGTAGAGACCGTTTTCCTCATCCATTCTCATGTCAATCTTGATGGGTAGATTGAAATTATCCTGAACAATCTTGTTCAACCTAGTGAGGTTCATTCCTCTACCTTTTCATATGTAGCTTCAAAGATATCTGGCTTACAAGGGTAGAACTCTCCTTGAACACCTTTGATGATCCAGTCTCCAGGGGATACCCAAAGTGGCCCTTCAAGGGTGTTAATGTAGAAAAGATGATTAGTTTGTTCTAGAGTTAACTCACCGAAGGGGAGAACTCCCCCACACCAATTCATAATTAAACAATCTTCATCATAATCTTGACCAGTTTGACGAGCCTCGATTACTACTGGCTTTTTCCTGTAGGTTCCCATATCATTTCCTGCTTTTCAGAGTTTTACTTTCAACGAAGAACGGGAGCTCGAAGGTTTCAAGTGCCCAGCCCTCCATAATAGCTTCGGCTTCCTTAATATCTTGTGGGTTATCAGAATTGATCCAGACGGAGTCGTGTACCTGATTACGGATATCGAATCCGACTTTATGGAGTAGAACGCAAGATCTCTTAACAATCTCGAACCCTCCACCCTGGATAACATTATTAAAGGCTTTGTGACATTCTGACTTAAATCTAAAGTGTCGTTCCCTTCCGGTCCACATTTTGACTGTTCCATTGTTTTTCTCCGCTGCGTACTGAGCCTGGTAGGACACTTTCTTAACCTCGGGGTAAGTCTTGTGCCAGTTATCAATGATGGCCCGTGAAGCCTTTTCTCCCTTCTTAATATATTGATCTAGTGGGGACCAACCTCCACCATAACCGATGGTAAAGTTGGCTTGCTTCGCATCATACCGTGGGATACCAATTAAGTCCGCAGTTAATTGATGTACATCCCCGTCCCTCTTAGAGAAGATCTCTAACAAAGCTGGTTGTTTACAATAGACTGCCATTAACCTCATCTCTAGGTTCGAGTAGTCAATCTCCACTAGATCATGTCCATCCTCAGGGAGGAAGATTTCCTTCACCTTAGAGTCCCGTGGCACCTGCTGTAGGTTAGGGTTCTCACATGAGAGACGTCCTGTAACAGTCCCATGTTGCTTGAACGAGGGGTGCAAACGTCCTGATAGATGACCAAGTTTCTGATAAGGCCGGAAATAGCTTGTAAGTTGCTTCTTCAACTCGCTATACTCTAGTAAGAGACCACAGACCGGGTGGTTAGTGTTCTCTAGGAACCGAGTGTTCACTTGGGGCTTACCAGTTTTAGGAGTATAGGACAATGGCTTCAAACCATAACCAAAGGGAGGGTCGTCAAACAGTTTGGAACGTAAGAGAGCGGGTTTGGATGGATCAAATCCCAACTCCTGTTCAATCTGTTGCATCCTTTCCAATGTCAGGACTTCCAATTCAGCGCAACGATCAACGTCGATAAGAATCCCCTTTGTTTCCATACTAGCTAGGAAGAACATGAAGTCCCTATCGACTTCGTTCCAATTAGACCTGTATGGTTCAAATAAGGGATCTAACTTATCATGAAGTTCGTAGGTTGAAAGACAGTCTCCGATAGCATACTTAGCCATGACATATGGAGGGATAGAATCCCAATATTCCTTCATAGCTTTAGCTATCTTTGTCTCCTTCTGAGTAACCTTGAGTACCTTAGTAAGATGTTCTAGTGAATAGCTAAGCTGATTTTCATCAACCCAATGTGCCATAATCATGGTGTCCTCACAGTTATCACGAGGCACCTGTAGGCCATACCTTTCCATGACCTGGTAATCGAATTTGGCATTATGGAAGATCAGCTTAGCTTTCACATCTCGAAATAGGTATTTCGGGATATCTATGTTTGTAGCTTCCTCGCCCATGAAAGGCTTGTGACCTACAGGGATGTAACCTGACATCTTAGGGTGGTAGAAAGCTAACCCCAGTAAGTACCTTTCCTCGTAGTAATCTGTACGATTAGTTTCAGTGTCAACTACGAGCTTATCAGAAGGCCCTAAAGAATCCAGAAACACCTTTACCTTCTGTAGGTTCTCCGGGGTCTGGATCAACATATCTGGAAAAGGTGAGATTATCTGATCGGGCAATTTTGAAATCCTCTCTAGGAGCGTACCTAGACTTAATGACTAGAAGTTCAATATAGGGTTGTCCATCTTCTTGCCAAAGACAAAGGGCTGTATCTATGTCTTTATTGAGGACCACGGACCCAAAGTTATCCTCTAGTCTGTTAGGTTTCCTTCCAGTTGAACTGTTCTTTCTAGTGTGAGAAATGATGATAAACGCACAGTTATACTTCCTCCTGATACGTTTCATCCACCTCGTTAATTGAAGAACTTCGGTACTTTCTTTCAAATCCCCGTCGGAAAGCTCTAGCAAGGAATCTATAATTACCAAGCCAGGTTTCGTACGCTCGATCAATTCTTCGTACTGTAGAAGACTTCCTGGCTCGTCCATAATTAAGGAGTTGCTGAACCATGTCGACAAATCGTCGAAGTCCTGCACCTGCTTTTGCAAGAGAAACTTCAATTCTCTGGTATCCATTTCCAAACTCATAAATAATGTCCGAGTCTTGGAGACTTGCTGTCCTAAAAACTCTCCCCCCACAGAAAATGCATGTGCCATCTGAATTGCTAACTGAGTCTTGCCCACACCTGGGGCACCAGTCAAAATAAGCAGGCCCTGTTGATGGAGCCATTTCTCTATCAGCCATTGTAATTCCTCTGTAAACTCTAAGATGTCCTTCGGTGTATAAACCGAGATATCTTGTTCTTGCTCTACTGAGTGGATGGCAATACTCGCCATCTCACTAATTCTGGTCAGCCTATCTGAGCGATCCTCAGGGAATTTACCAATCCTGTCGTTGATATAATTTAAGAGCGTAGCTACTTGTGAATGATTACACCCTATCTCAGCTAATTCATGTGCAATCTTGTACATGAACTGTGATCTATCACCTACAGCGGGGCTCTCTCGTTCAATCTTGAACTTGAGGCTCTTAAGTAGGGGTAGCTGGTTCAGGAGTTTAACGGGATCAAGTAACTGTGCTTCAGTTATCTCAACTTTCTTAGCAGGTACCTCAGGAGCTTCATCAAAACTAGCAAACGCTTTAGGAACCCCAGGTTCAAAATGTACTAGAGTTACTGGAACTCCACCACGCTTTTGGTTCTGAGACTCCGGTGGCCTTAAGACTTGGTTTGATTCAGCCCCCGATGAATCTGCCTGTAGGTAATAGGTAAGACGCTTGTTTAAATCTTCTAGGGATGGACCATCTGTAATAGTTCCTGTTTTCCAGTAAGCATGTACATGAGTTTCACTGGAGGTTTGGACTATGGCATCTGGTTTTGGAAGCCCTTTAAAGTCAATGTGCTCTTTGCCATCGAATTCGACCCAAACAACTTGGGACGACTTGAAGGACTCTCGTTTGGAGTTCTTCTTAACAAAGAGTGCTGGCGCTAAGTAGACGTCACCCAGATTAGAACTGGATCTGATATGTTTAATCAGACCTTGACGTTCAAGAGGCCAGGAGAAGTAAGCTTCTTCCCATTTATCTGGCTTCTTTACTGGGGAGTAAACAAATCCCTGCTGACCCTCAAATAGGAAGTTAACGAATTTCTCTAAATCATCCATTTGAGCATAACCCCCTGTAGGCAAAGCCTACAGGGGGTTTAATATCTCAGCTATTGGGAGCGTAAGCGGTCAGGTTAGCATATACCTGAGTACCGACTTGAGTGTGCTCTACAGTTGCAACGAAAGTCTTTCCAACGAGATCATCCAGGTCAAGATCAAAGTCACCTGATGGGAGTTCACCAAAGAGTGCTTCAAGGAACAGCTTAAAGTTCCAGAGAGCATTTTCCTTCATTGAAAAAAAGGTAAGAACCTTACGTCCGTTGTTCTCACCTGAATCTACCACAGTGGAGTTAATCACTACATTAGTAGAATCCCCTGCCTTGTTGTCCTTTTCTTTAGCGTCCTCCACAATAAAGGTGAAGGTCCCCTCGTCAACAATGGTAAAGCCGGTCTCTACGTTATCAAAGTTCAAGTTAAGGCTCATTTGTAAATATCCTTCCAAGTTGGGTTTTCTAGTTTACTCTCAGTGAGAGCTTGTCGGTTCTTTGCTAAGATCTTGCCCTGTGAAGTCACAGTGACTGTTCTCTTTACTTTCCCCGACAAATCTTTGTCTGCTTCAATGTAGAACACTTCGTTAATCAACCTCTCGATTGATGCACGAACTTCCGGAGGAAGGTGTGGACGTACTTGTAGCAGCTTATTGGTTTCACTATCACGTAGCTCTCGCTCATGGGCGATGAGTACTACGTGAGCTTTCACATCAATCAACGTGTAGAACACACGCTTCATAACGTTTGTGATCTTACGGAAATCCTGGAACAGAGCTAAATCTGAGTCCCGGTTCTTCTGACCCTTCATATGCTCCATGAGGATAGTCTCATACATGGAACTGATAGAGTCGATCACAATTGTGTCATACCCTGTAGGTTTCAACACATATTCTAAGATGTTCCCTACGTTCGCTAGCTCTTTCCTATCGGAAATAACTGCAATGTCCGGGTGGGTTTTTCTTAGAGTTGTTGTCGAGTTCTCAAAGTCTAAAAAGACTGGGTTAGGTGCTCCTGCTGCAAATGTAGTCTTACCTACACCGGGAGAACCATATACCAAGAGTCTGACATAATCATTCTTCTCCTGAAGTTTCGTAGGTGATAGTGCCATCAGTTACCCTTATGGAAAATTTGCATGATCCGGTAGTTTCCTCAAAGTATCCGTTGACAACATCAATGGACGCTGACGTTCCATCGGAGCTTCGGAATGTTACTTTCGTTAACCTCTTTACTGTCATCGGGGTTCTCGCTTTGAACCGTGTTTTCTGATTCATACCTTGTCCTAATAACTACCCAGGGATCAATGCCCTTTAGCTCCAACCTACAGATGGGGAGGTAAGGACAATTACCACAGGAGGACAGGTTCTGTAAAGTTCCAGGTTCTCTTTGCTTGTTATCAATCTCCTTTAGGTAGTTCCACCAATTTTCATAAAAGGTGGCTGATCGTTTGCTCCTGTAGGTCTTAAATAGTTCCGTTTTGACCGGGTTCTTAGGAGGCTGTGAATGGAGAAAGTTAGTTTCAAGCTCAGCTACTTCCCCAGTTTCCAGATACCAAAGGGTTCCATAAGTGTTAAGTTGGAAAGAAGTATCTGTACTATGTTGGCTATGGGTTGTAGGATTTCCACCAGTCTTGTGATCCCGGATCACCCTAACCTTGGATTTTGTATCCCAATAGATTAAGTCAGCAAATCCGTGAATTAACCTACCATTGTACTCTCTCTGTAGGTGGTACTCCACGAGTAGATCAGTGATATCCATATCAATCATTGGGGATCGGTTTATCACGAACCCGATGAAAGTACGGATGCACTCATCATAGAAGATAGGGTCTACTTCATCCCCCGCTTCCTCAAAGTCTTGGGCTACTCTTGCCTTGAGAATATCCAGCAATTCAGTGTCACCAATTTCAAATTCATTGAGAAGTGAATAGTAGAAGTGACAGAGCTCATGGATATAGGAACCCTTATCCATTGAACGAGTGGATGGTTGTTTGGGCCTCATTTCGCGACCGTAGCTGTATTCCCATTTACGCTCGCATTGCAGAAACACACTAGCCTGGGTAGGACTAAGTGTTCCCGGAACCTCAAAGGGAGGCAAAGAAGGATTCGGATACATCAAACCATACCTCCTTACCTACAGGGAGGAAATCAATGATGTCATCCTGATAAAGGAGAATCCCTAAGAACGTCTTGTTGAAATCAAAAGCTCTCATTGGCTTCCAATTAGTGTTCTCAGTAATCCATCTACAGGTTCCAATACTGTTTTTATTGGTCAGACTGGGTGTAACGCGTGTAGGTGTCAACTAAACCTCCTAATGCAAACTCAATGTTATCCGGGAGAGACATTAAAACTCTTTGGTCAGAAGTCTCAATCCTTAAGACATGTCCATAAGTCTCAGTGTTTATATCCAGGAAAACACTTACTTCCTCTGGAGCAACAATCCAGTGTGTTGCCTTGTCACTCGCATTGGCCGGACCTTCCTTAAATTCTCGTCCCAAAACACCATCTCCTTAATCTCTTGCTCCAGAATCATCCTCATGCAACGTCCACATGGTTTGGAAGGTTTCACCCTACCATCCTGGTCGATTCTTGCAATGTATAGGGTTGCTCCTGATCGCATATGTCTTGGCATCAAATTGATACAGGACTTTTCAGCATGGGTTGTTAAATCAGTATAAGGAACACCAAATGATGAGTTCCGGTGAGTGTTGAAAGTTCCAGTGATAATTGTAGACTTATACACTGAAACACAACCTACACGTACTCTGTGCTCCCCAAACTCTGCCAACTCCAATGCTTTCTGATAGAAATACTCGTCCTTCTTAGTTATCATAAGGGAACGTCACTTCAATCTCATACCCTGTTCCACAATAACCGTGGCCATCGTCCCCCTCTACAACAAGTAGTTCATGTTCTTGCATGTTAAAAGCTAGAACAAAAATCTTATAAGTATGTTTCGTTCCGAGATATTCAGAAGATTCATCTGAGAACCAAACATCAGTAATAGCATGGGGGACTGTGACCATCTTTTCAATGTAGTAATCCCCAGCCCCACAAATACATCCTTCATTGGGAATAACTTTTAGTTCAACTCCATTGTCTAGAATGAAGGAACCCCCACGGACTTCTACAACAGTTCTCCAAAGTAAGAGTTCCTTAATAGAATTAGTATCTTCTTCACTATATCGATACATCTTATTCATTTTCTACCATCCAAATTCTAGAGAAAGTCCAGAAAGAAAACCAAAAGGCTGGGAACAAAAAGAGTAGAGGTATATCCCAAATTAAAAATGGGAAGTAGATCAGTGCTTGAACTAAGCACCAGATGAGAAATAGCAAGCTTCCACCTTACTGTTATTGAACTAGAAGGGAGCAAATGCTCGGGTGCAAAGCACCATAGTTCGAGTGCCCAGTATAATAAAAGGTTCCTTCTGTTCCTTATTATAACGAACCAATTATTAGACCTTACTGTTTCGTACCAACCGACTCTCCCCTAGATCTCGGGCTTCCAGGTTTGAGATGGTATTTATCAGTATTTAGCTCCGGGCCAGAGCTCCTAATTAGGTGGAGGGGAGAAAGAGTGAGAAAGAACCCTCCGCCTAATTAGTGAATCAATCCTCTACTTCTTCTTCGTCCTCATCCTCATTCCGCTGGCCAGAAAGAATCTTTCCGTTGGGGAGTTCGAAGTCATCGAATGAAACACCATCCTTAGTATCGAACCCCGAATCACGGAGAGCCTTAGTAAGATCGGCACTCTTTTCGTAGCCGTTCTCCTTAGCAATCTGACCAATGGTCTTATCTACTTCCTCATCATTGATGTAGAAAGTAAACATTGAAAGGTTACGAGGACCACGAGGACCACTTGCACCACGGCGAGATGATGGCATCTCCAATGGTTCCTCACCAACACTTTCAGCAACACCAACAACAGCCTTAATCTGTTGGTAGAGTTCTGAGCGCTGCTTTGAAAGAGTTTCAGCTTGCTCAGGAGTAATCAAAGCCTCCTGAACAGGTTGACTCTCAACAAGAGCCTCAACATATGCGGAAACTTCTGCATCGAAGCTCTTACGAAGCTCAGTCTGGAAAGCTGAAACAACAGCAGCCTTCTTTTCTGCATCCAGGTTCTTGATAAAACCGAGAACATCATCGAGAGCAGCACGATAAACAGTGGAGTGCTTATCAGTTAGATCAGCAACAATCTTACGCTTTCCAGCAGCCTTGCCACCGGAAAGTGAATCGAGCTGAGCATCAATCTCATTGATAGCTTCGAGCAACTTGCCATGAATTTCTTTAAGGTCAGCCATTTCTTTTTATCCTTTATTTGTAGGGGCGGTCTTCCGCCGGTAGGTACAGTGTACCACGGGTCGATAGTCGGGCACTATGGGCAAGTGTGACTATATTTCACTATCGGTCTCGGTGACTGTTCACCACAGCCGGGAGGTATCTATCTGTGATTCTCCAACTGCGGTTTGTTTATCTTGCATCTTATGACAGGAAACACATCTCCATTCTAGGAATTCAACCTCATTGATTGTTAGATCTTTAGTTACATGATCTGCCTGTAGGCTCGAAGTCAGTACCCTATTTTCCTCGGGCCAGATTTCCTCAAACCAGGAAGGAGCATCTTTAGGAGGCTCCATAGATGTCTTTCCGCAATCAACGTGACCTACAGGGGAGTCATAACCTGCACATTTAAAGGGGACATACGCTTCGAACAAAGTTTTCCTCGCTCGACGTCTACCTGTCGATCGAACATCTTTCATTGGTTTACGTTGTACCATCATACTTCAGCAATCACTCTAATAATTGAGAAAGGGCCGCGGAAGAAAGAGGCGTAGTAATGTCCAGTCGTCCCATTATCCCAGAGAATCTCATAGACCGGTTCCTTCACCCGCTTTCGTGGCACGTCTGATAGACAGATAACAACTCCTAAACTTGGGAGGATCTCCCTATCGTTATAGATGACTCTATCTCCAGCTTCGGGTTCCTTATCTAAATAAGTAATCCCCCGCTCCTGTAGGTCGGCCCATTCTTTCCTTCTAATCTCGAGCAGGTTCATCTAATGACCTCCACTTTCTGTGTGAGTCCATGACGCTTTAGATAGAGCTCTAAGTTTTTGGCAGCGTTTTCCTTCGTCTTGTGAACACCGGAAACATGAATGACATTATTGCGACGGAACTCCCTGATCTCGTACTTCTTTTTCCAATGGCTCCAGATAACCAGTACTTCTAAGTTCTTCATAAAAGTCCTTCCACATATTACGTAGCCTTACAGGCAAGGGGTTTTCGGGGTATGGTACACAAAATCCGTATGCGCTCAGGGTATGGCATTCCCCTAACCAAGGGCACGCCGACCCGCAGGCGTGAGAATGGAGCACAATGAGAGCATCCTGGTGTGAGAGGTAGGGTATAGCCTCCCGTGCTGAGGGGGGTCCATAAAGGTGAACAATAGTAGATGGTAGAGTTTTCTCTAAACTAATGTCCGAGGTGTCATAAAACCCTACATACTGAGACCAGAATGGGACATATGGGTATGGACCGATTCTTAGTCTCGGTTCTCTATATGGATCACGAGGGATAGTCCTAACATGACCTACAGGGGCCTTCGTTATCTTCTTCTGGATAGGTTCAGATAGTAGGCTTTTGATATCTCTTTGCAGGGAGTCCCAATCTTTCACGAGCTAGGTTCACCTCCTTTCTAATCCTCTTAACCTCAAAGTAGATCAGTACGTCGAGTTGATCTTTTCTCGTTCCCATCCGATTACTACTCCTTCTCCCAACTTAGTATAACCTACAGGGTAGTCTCTAAAGATAGCCATAAGAATCTCAATGCTCAGATGGTTCTCAAATTGACGTTGACAACGGACTAAACATCTGATAGCTGGTAAGTGGGCATCATCGTAGAGGAAAACGTTTCCCGAACCTACAGCGATGCCCTTTCTTGTTTTCCTGTTCCTATCTCTATAAACCTTCTCCACTTGCTTAACTTCTGATCTAGCTGGGATAACTTTAAGACGAGTCCACAGGTGAACTTGTCTAGCAGTAGCTCCAGTTAGTTCACATACCTTAGAAGAACTAATCCACATTACAGGATATCCCTCAACATTTCTTTCCAAACACCGGCTGGGCGAATTTGATCGCCCTTCATAATACCTTCGAACATCTCTGCCTTTTCATCAGAGATCATAGCAACGAAATCATCTACTGACTTCGGAGCATGAATGAAATAGATAGTAACAGGTTGATTAGCCCCCATCCGATAGATACGTGCATTACATTGTTCATCTCTTGCTGGGTTCCACCAACGATCAAGATGGATACCTACAGAAGCACCACCTGGCCATCTATCTGGGTTCTTCTGTAGGTTCAAACCTTCACCCATACTAGAGTTGATACAGAGAACGTCGATCTTTCCTTGCTGGAAATCAATCTCCGCTGATCCCATATCTGCCTTAGTCTTACCAGTAATAAACCTACAGGTAAGGCCCAATTTGTTGCAGCGCTTCTGGATTTCCTCAAAAACACTGTTGAAGTTGCAGAACACTACTACCTGATCGTTATGTTCCTCAATGATATCCATAGCCTCATCTACCTTAGCAGAATCTGGCACATTTACCTCAAGGACCTTATCATTACCCCACTCATCCTTCACAATTTGTGAGAACACAGGCCACACAGAAATCTGTCGGAGCCTAGTGAGTTGTGCAATGATAGCTGTAGCTGTAAGTGCAGCATCTTCCTGCTCATCCAACCAAATGTAGAAGTTATCCTTCATTTGATCGTAAGCTTTCTGTTGCTGTGGGTTGTATTCTACAGTCTGCTCTACGATAGTAAGCTCAGGCAATTGAATCCCGACTTCATTACGGGTTCGGCGTACCATCCTATCTGCGAGACATACATTTAGAATACGCTCAGTATCAATCTTCCCACCGAACTCTTGATAAGCATTAAAGGCGCTCTCAAAAGAACGCAGGTTATCAAACTTACTCGGATCGAAGATATGAAGATAGGCCCACAATTCAGCGACCCTATTGACCATTGGAGTACCGGAAAGCATGTAGATGAAATCTGGTCCCATATCTCGGATATATTCTTTGATAGCAACCCAAAGCCCTGTAGGTCCAGAGGGATTAGCACCACCCTTAAGTTTATGAACCTCATCCATTACCACCATACCGAACCTTGTGTTCTTTAGTTCGGGAGTAGTCCTCATAGTTTCATAATTGGTAATCAAGACAATACCAGCCATCTTACTAATGAGGTCAATCATAAATCCTCGCTCTTTCTTAGGAGAACGACCGAGGATTTCGATGATGGGGATTTCAGACCAACGTTGGAATTCTCGCTTAGTTCCACCAGTTTCTACGATGGAAGACTTAGAGAGCCACAGCACTTTCTCATCAGGATGTTCTGCCAGGTACAAATCACACATAGCAATTGCTTGGAGAGTTTTACCCAAACCCATATCGTCAGCGTTGAAGAACCCACTATGACCTACAGAAAGGTTATGAAAGGCTTGTGCCGTGCTTTCTTGTTGGTAAGGACGGAGGTGCTCCCAAGTTACAGGAGTAAGTTCTTTGATCCTATGGATCGTGTCCTCAATAGCCTTGAGCTTATCCTGTTCTTCTTGCAGTTGCTTTTCAAGCTCACGCTGTTTAGCTTCAGCAAGAAGCTTCTCTCTAATTTCCCGCTTCTCCTGATCAGCTTTCACAGCCTGCTCAGAAATAGCCCTCGTAAGTTCCGCCGCCCTATCCAGAATCTGTTGACGCTCATCAATAAGGTCCTGCAGAATCTTTGCTTCGGGAGTCTCAGTAAATTCTACTCTAAACATTGGATGCCACGCTTTCAATCAATGACCTACAGGTGGAACAGGTATGATGATCTATACCTACAGAAAGGTACCCAATCTTAAGAGCTCGCTCTAAGAGAGCTGCATCACTTTCATGTAGATCACCCCCTTGAACATTAAGATCCTTAGCTAGATAAGGATAAAGCATGGGTGGAACATGATCCCCAGGGTAGTAGTACCTGCGGTAAAGTATCTGAAATTGGAGAACCCAATCCGTATCGGTATCTAGATGTGGGAAGAAATAATCCTCAATAGGACCATCCTGGCATGGGGCTACGAAATTAATAAGCTCAGGCCTATTAGCTTCCAATAGTGCTAGACAAGTAACAAGGAAAGGATCATTAGAGAGTGACATTGATAATCTCCACTTCCACTTGTTGGTTATCAACAGTAACCATGTTGTGTCCTGTTTCTTCCATCTTTTCTACAAGATCCATATGACTCTTGAAATCATCTTTCTTCCAGCCGAGCATTTCTGCCACGATTCTATAGTTGTGGTAAACATCTGATCCGATCCTGTAGGCCGGATATGTTGTGCGCTCACTTCCACCAAAATTACCGGAGATACTCTTGAGTGGAGCATAAGTCTTATCGTGAATCATCTTAGCGAATTCACGGAAACTCTCAAAGCCTTCCCGCAGTTTAGTGTACCTATCAAAGGCCAACTTCTTGTCTGCCATGTTGGGGGAACGAAGAATCATATCTTCCCGAGCTCGAGAATGAAAGCCCACTTCTGAATCCTTGATAAACTCTTTCAAGAGTTGAATCATGTGATATTGGACGTTCAATTCTTCTTCTTCCTCCATTTCATAAAGAGTATCGAGGAAACTTGAGAGGATCTCCTTAGCCCTATCTTTTGCGACCGCATCATGTGCTGCGGTTTCTGTTGCTACTTGCCGTGCCTCACTAATTGATCCCTTACTCTTGAGGACAGTCTGCAATTCATCTGCTACATGGTAGACTTTCTTTGAGAAAGCCTCTGGATCATCCAACATTGTTAGATAATCAATTTCAAGATCAGTAAAGATACTACGGTGGTTGCTCATTCTTTCTCTCCTTATATCAGTCGTCGGAAAGTTCTGGTCCTACAGGGGGGTATAGATTAAAGATCTTTAGTACAGTTGCTTCATCTGTACTAACATGCTCAGCAATCTGTTTGAACGTAAGATCGTTGTAATGAAACAAACGCCTACAACGGATAATTTCTTCCCTAGTCATGCAAAGTCTCCATACCAAGCTTGATCGAACCGAGCACTATCATGTGCTTCCAATTTATTTAACCTCTCATCTATTGTATCCAGAGTGGAAATGATGGAGTGGAATGTTTTCAGCATGGCTTTTAATAACTCAACAAGAGCTTCTTCTTTCTCAGTCACTTGTTTACTTCCTTAAGCTTAACCAGTTCATTAATGAGAATGTTCTCATTCTCATTAATGATATATAGAATGTCTGCAATCTGTTGGAATCGGTTGAGATTAGTCTCTTTCTCTTGCTTGAACAATTCGTAGAGTTCATCGGTATTCATAGTAGTAACACCCCTCTTTAGTGTCATAGTAGAAATAGTATTGTTCGGACAACCCTGATCGTACTTTGTTATTCCCATCTACTGCAGCTGCCTTTAGATTGGGGAAGAGATCCTCAATCTCATGTGGACCATGTGGTGCGGTGTAAATTATTCCTGGCATCTTGGACATATTGCAAACTCCCAGTGTATTGATTGTTCCGTATTCATTCCCGCCCATTCGGCGAAGGTCATTGTAGTTGAGTCATGTAACCATGATTCCCAATCCCACAAACTAAACTCGATAGTGTCTACTGAACCACATACATCACACTTAAGTTTGATCGACTTAGTATCATGGTTGTATGGGTTATAGGCTAGTTTCATGAATGATCTCCAAGCCCCAATAATCAGTAGCTACAATGAACTCATCATATCCTCCAGCCCTTAATCCATCTGAATTATAAGCCTTGATTCCCTCTAACTCATTAATGTATAAAGGCATCCCCATGTGCCTAATGATTCCACTCTTATAGAGGTTACACTCATGTGTTTCCCTTGTAGGTGGTGCAAAGATTTCCCAATAGTGGATAGCTCTAAATGCTTCTTCTTCTCCCCCAGCTAATTGTCCCTCTGAATTATAGAGACAACCGGAGTTGGGATCTACAATTATTGGACCAAGGTGTGTATTTGGTAAGAAGCTTTCATGCATCTCTTTTGTAGGCGGTAACCACTTATTTTCTTTTTCTTTTTTCATGGGCTTTCTCCTTTCAACTTAGTAGTATAGCACATCTGAGGTCGGTTGTCAAGTCAAAGGTAGGTTTAGTCTCCATGTTGCATGTACAAATGATAGAGCCCTAGTAAATAGTTATAAAATATCTCCTCGTTACTTCTCTCTCCAAGGTACTCGATTACCTTCTCTGTGTTGGGAGGTGGGTCTAGCTGTTCATAACTCTCAAAGAGGAAGTCATATTTCTTTAAGTAAGGAGGGATGAGAGTAGGGGTAGGATCAGGGTCTGGGATAGTAGAGTTTAAAGGGGTGGTAGTATTTGTGGGGATAGTCACGTTCGTCTTGTTCCATACTAGGTTACTATCACGAGTTACTAGACCTAAGTTGACCATCTTTGTTAGTGCTGGAGTTATGTTAGATGGAGTCCTGTTTACCTTTCTAGCCACCTCAGATAATTTACCTGGGAGGGCCTCTAAGATTTGTGTGTCTTTAGGTGTGAGTAGTGGTTTCTTCATAGTCTACAGTCTACCACCTGGTGATAGCCAATAACAGTGTGGGTTGAGATAACGTTTGGCTATCTAGTTATCCACAGGGGGTGGGTGGTGTGGGTAAGGCTGTGGATAACTACTATTGGTACATACTAGTACAGAGTACTAGTATAGAGTAGTAAGTACTAGTACGGAGTACTAGTATATACTGATTTTCGGTATATAACCCCTGGTAGATGGTATAATGGTCCTCGCTAAATTGGAAAATTTTAATCCGTGTGTATTTATATTTAAGTACTAGTACTAGTACTAGTACTTAAATACACGGATGGAGGATTACTAGTAACCCCCTCTATTGTAAACAAATCTCACAGGGGTACCTAATAGGTAAGTAAATCACTCAGAGGGACCTATACCTTAGGGTATAGGACCTCCCACTAGGTTATACACCCTCCTACACTCTCCCTTCTCGGCAATCTTTAGTGGTCTAAAGAGTACACCCATCACAAAAAGCGCGACCCTGAGGACATTTGACCACAGGGTACATTTAACCACCCCTAATGAAAAACGCCCATCCTTTACTTGACACCCTGTAGGTTATAAATTCACACCCTGTAGGTTAGGTTGCGGGGTATTACTGAAATAGGAGGTTTACACTAAAAGCAGAGTAAAACAAAAGGGGGTATGTTTAGGACAAGATTCGCGACCTTACACTTGCTTTAGCAAGTGTAAGGTACACTTCATAAAGTTGGTTAGGGTAGCCTAACACTAGGGGTAAATAAAGAAGCCTCGATCCGTTAGGATCGAGGCTTCTAGGGTGGGAGGTTATCTACCGGTAGGACATATCGACGAGGAACTCAATTGTCTCATCGTAGGTTGCGCAGTACCGTTGGATACCATGTTTGTAACAGTAGTATGCAATTCTGTCCTGGAGTTGTTCGGGAAGATCATCAAAGCCGGCGTAGATATCCGACCATAGATATGAGTAGTTGTCGCTCACAGTGTTCTCACTTTCTAGATTGATAGAGGAGGGTACTTGTGTACCCTCCTCTACTGACTTACTTACTTAGGCTCCGAGCTCCAAGTAGTTCTTGATCCCGAGAGCCTTAAACGCTGCTTGACGTTCGTTCAGCTGCTCAACCTTAGTTCCAGCCTTCCGGCCTCGAACCTGATTCACTCTCATCGCCGTATTCTTGCATTGCTTATCCTGTGTATTGAGGAGTCCAGCTACAACAGTCTGCAGGTTGTCGATAGCGTCTCGCGTCTCTGCGCAATCTGCCGTCTCTCCGGCAGCAACCCGAGCGATCCACTTGTCATCCGATGTGACGATCTGATCAACTAGGTTGCCGAGAAACTCGATATACCGGACTTGTACGTCAGTCATCTTGTTAGTTGCCATGATTGGCTCACTTTCTATTACCGGTCTGGCAGGATGCCAGACTCAGACCTATGGCAGGGTAGAGCACAGCCCTACCCTGCCCGGGAGAATCTTCAATTGACAAGGTACCGGTCTGGCAGGATGCCAGACTTCCCTAACCTTAGTGCCTAGTTCGGTCGATCGCAGCTAATCAGACGTTGCAGATGCAATGATCGAGTTCCCCTTGACTAACAGTCGATGATAAGTAAACCTAACACCAAGTGTTAGTCAAGAGGTAACGGTAAGTGTTAGGCCCGTAAAACAAAACACGGTAAGCGAGATCAATAGGTCATATAAAGATAGACTAACAAGGTGTGTCAGGGGGGCTCAATTATTATTGTTAGGCGAACCTAATTCTGTATATTAGGTGGACCTAACACCGTTCCCCGATCACATTCTGCGATAGTGAAGCTTGCTTTGCTAGCAATTGTCTGAAAAATTTATGTACTACCGAATTTTATGTACTACCTGGGGTATGGTATGGTACTCCTATATGGAAGCCAATTTCCAAAAAAATTTTGTTCCCACCAGAGATCAAGAAGTCATGGATTTAATCAAGGAAGCACAACAAGCTACTTCTTCTTTGATTAACCCCTCTCAACTCCCGAACGTCCTGATTTCTCAACGTGTTGCATCTGAGATCACACCTAAAGAGTTCACAGAGCATCATCACATACTTGTAACTAAGTTGAACGCAGACTTCCTACTTAAAGGGAAGTACCGAACTCTCCCAGAACTGGTTGAGAAGTTCCCGTTCTTAAACGAGTACACCGATGATGACATGAAACTCTTGTTTAAGGATATCAACGCTACACTTGAGAAGAGGGATTTACCTCCGTATGAGGTGAAGTTCATTAAGCAGCACATCTATGATCCTATCTTCATCGCTGCATGTAACGTTTTGATGAACCCATACGACAAGAGATCAATTGCTGCACAGCTTAAAGATGTAGGGATCACACCAGCTAAGTGGGCTGCGTTCCTTAAAGTTAAGAGGAACCGGGAATACTACGATAAGTTGGTGAATAACATGATGGACAATGAGTTGTGGAATGAAAGTAGGGTCGCACTAGCTAAGAACATCGCAGATAGAGATCTAAGCTCAATTAAGTACTTCCACGAACTTTCGGGTAGACACCGACCTAACGCTCCATTTGACCCCCAAGTCTTGATGTATTTCATGAGTACAGTTCTAGACGTGGTGACTAAGTACGTGGATGGAACAGTTGCCAGACAGATAGCTGATGAGCTAGAGCAGAAAAGCATCCAAGAACTCACTAAGGGTGTTATCAACATCTAACACCCCCATTTTTACCCTGAATAAGAAGCCCCTCGCCCACCCCCTGTAGGTAAAAAGTCATGCGGATTGTCCCTAGAACGGAATTTGGTCTACCTGAGAAGGTAACTAGCTCTGGTGGTTCACCTCGTCCTAAACTTAAGAACTGTAGATGGATGACAGCCCATTACACCGGGAACAACGTGATCTATAAAGATAAGGTTACTGCGGAAGTTGTTAAACAGATCCAGCAAGTGTTCCATGCCACTAAACCATTTGAATATAACTACGTGATCGGACAGGAAGAAAATAACGATATCTACGAGTTCGCAGGGGAATACAAAGCGGCGCATAGCGCTGGGGAGAACACCGACTCCGTCGGTGTCCTGTTCTTACTTGGTGTAGGTGAGAAACCCACTTGGACGATGATTAACAAGTGGAGGTGGTTACGTGAACACCTTATCTCTAAAGGTCTACTTTCTAGTAGTGCCATCCAGCTACCACATAAATTGATGCCAGGAGCAGCTACATCTTGTGCAGGGCCACAAATTGATGCTGTGTGGAAAGAACTTATCCAACCTTATAAGGAGAACATGCAAGTGTTGCCTATCCGTATCTTTGATAGTAGACCTTGGGGGGTTAAATTTAAGCCAGGAACTGGTGTTATGCCCCTAGAAAGTTACGTCAGTTCAATCCCCAAAACCGTGAAGAAACTCAGACTTGGAATTACAGCGGTCAACCCTGTAGGTGAGGGTTATGTTACTTTGTGGGGTGGGGGTCCCATTCCAAATATCTCCAACTTGAATTACACAGTTCAAAACGCTCCGATTACTAATTACACCGAAGTGAACGTATCTGGGCACCAGTTTAACTACTACGTCCACACAGAAACGGATCTGATCTTCGATGTATTCAGTTGCGAGTAAGACTAACTTCATGAGTATTACTTCAAGGATCAAGACTATCTTCGCAGCCTTCTCCTTCATATCTTTAGTTGGAACTTATTTTGTGTTTTTCCATGAAGCTAGGTTACCTTTTGTGTGGGTTTACCAAGTTCTACTCCCCCTGTCGGTAATTAGTACAGGATACATGGCATGGAAACCTAGGATCGGTAACGGTTCTCTGTTCCTTCTACCTTTACTCTTGATTTGCTTGACTCGTCTAGGGGATTTATGGTGGGGGTACTTCATGGGTGATGACCATTTAGGGGATGTAGCAGGGTTTAGTGCTGCCTGGTCTTTCCTCCTTATTTCAATTGCCCTTGTAGATTTACTTGAAAGCCGCATCTACCACAGAATGGTGACCTACATTGAACAAGAGGCTGAGCGATGACGAGATGGAGGAAATCAGGAGTCTACTCTCGAGTAAGAGTAAAACGGCTCTAATAATTGCACTGGTCAGTGCTATTGCAGGTCTGGTAAGTGCTGTGGGAACAGCTATTGCTAGTATTATAATTGCCTTAAAAACTAAGGGGTAACATGAAGAACTGGTACAACAATTTAAGTAACCAATGGAAGGCTACACTTCGGTCATCCTTCCAAGCTGCTGTAGGTTCGGTTCTTGCCGGGGTTCTACTTTTTCTGGTTTCTGTGCAAAACGCAGTTAATGGGGAAGTAGTAGATTTGGTGGATGCTATCAGTGTCCTTGGTAAAACTGTGGTAACCGCTGCAATTACTTTCTGTTCAGGTCTCGTAACCTATCTAATGAACCGTAACGAAAAGGGAGCTAGGTACTAATGCATCCAGCCACAAAGGAAATCCTACGGTACTTTGAGTACAGCCATCTACCTGAACACCTACAGAGCATTAGTGCCCCTGTAGGTGAACTAGCATATGCAATGGCCGAGAAGCTTGAAGGTCCAGAACTAACTGCTGGACTTCGTAAATTGCTAGAAGCCAAAGATTGTTTTGTGAGGGCGGCTCTCTAAAGTGCCTAGGAAACAGCCAAAGATCCAACCACATGAATTATTTATGTCTTTCTCGGAGCAACTCCGAGCGAGGGCAGATGTGGTTGGACTCGCTAAGTATGAACCTATGGAGATTCAAAAAGCTTTCCATGAGTGTACAACTCAGGGGAGACTTTTCTCCGGTGGTAACCGTGCAGGGAAAACTGTGGCTGGTTCCGTAGAAGCAGTTAAATGGTTAACAGGTGAACATGAAATCTTTAGCTCTATCTATCCTCCTCCTATTAGGGGGAGAGCTTGTGCTGTGGATTTTGACAGAGGTGTTGATCTAGTTCTTGTACCAGAGTATAAGAAATGGATAGACCCTAAGTACCTGATTAACGGTCGTTGGGAAGATAGTTACCACAAGGCTACTAAGCTCCTGACTCTAAATAACGGGAGTACCTGCGAGTTTATGTCCTACGATCAGGACGTAGATAAATTCGCAGGTACTTCCCGTCATTTCATCCACTTTGATGAGGAACCCCCTAAAGCTATCTTTACTGAGTGTCTAGCACGTTTGATCGACACTAATGGTAAGTGGTGGATGACAATGACCCCGCTTATTGAGTTCTCATGGACTGCCGAGGACTTGTATGAGCCCATTAAAGATGGACTCGTACCTTTCGTCACCCTTTTTGAAAGCGGCACTAAGGATAATGTCCATATCAATAACGAGGCAGTGGATCAACTCACATTCGCAATGGATGATGAGGAGAAAGATGCTCGTACTACTGGCTCAGGGTATTCAGAAACTACTCTAATCTTCCCTGAGCTTAAGCATTGTGCAATCCCCCCTGTAGGCCCCAAAGAGTTGCGTGGCTACAAATTTTTCACGATGTTGGATCATGGTCTAAGAAACCCCACAGCCATCCTATTTGGGGCTGTAGGTCCTGATGATGATATTATCATCTTCCATGAGTATTATCAGACAGATAATTTAGTTTACCAGAACGCTCAGGAGTACAACTCCATTGTAAAGATGTTTCAAGAAGAACTTAGGGCTGAGAACCGTGAGTTCATCATTGATTACATGGTTGGAGACCCATCCACACAAAACCGTGACCCAATTACCGGTACTTCTATTAGACAGGAGTACGGGGAAAATGGAGTTTGGTACATGTTGGGGAATAACGATGTGCGAGCAGGGATTCTCCGTGTTAAAAGTGTTATTGGTTCGGGGAGGCTTAAGGTTACAGAGAATTGTACCAACCTCCTAAGAGAAGCTCGAACTTATAAGTGGAAGAAGCCTGTAAGTTCTAAGGTGCAAGCTCGCAGTAACCTTCTAGAAGAGCCTGTTAAAAGAAACGATCATGCTCTTGATGCTCTGCGGTATGGAATCATGACCCTACCAAAGACAGAGAAAGAAGAACGAGAAGAAAAATTGGCGGCTATCAAGGAATTGATGCCCTTCTCAACCACTGCTAAGGTGTGGGATAACCCAATAAAAATTGGGAACGAGGATAAACTTTTTGATGAACATCTAGGATATTTAGAATGAGAACCGTTACAATTTACCGAAACGCAATTGCCCCTCCAGGTGTTTGCGCGAAGTGTGGTTCCCAGGATAGGGATTGGTTCGTTGATCTTGGTTTTAGTACCAACATGGAGCAACGAATTGGGGATCTAGATATTCCGATCTGGGTTGAGGATGCAGTTGTTTACCTGTGCTGTGAGTGCATTAATGGCTTGATGGATGATATCCAACGAGCTTATGATGAGTTTGCTCCAGTGAATGATATTACTGTACCCTACAAGCATGGAACCAACGACTGCGGATCTATTTCAATTGATCCTACAGCAGAACCAGACGATCGAGAGGCTTACGTCTACAATCGAGAGCCTGAGTTCGAAATTACTTTCCCAGCAGCCATTTAGTTCTGGTCCCCCAACAGTGTTTGAAGGGGAGCGAGAGATTGGGGATACCTATCTCCCTGGGGAATTAGTTGATCTAGGTGAAATTGAGAGCTTTGCAAGTATGGATGCAGACTAATGGCAGATGATCTCAAATTCCCAATCGACTATTGGAATCAACAGGCTACGATTGCTGAAAACGCTCGAATCCACTTTGAGCAGCAGTGGTATCTAAATATCCTCTTTTATCGGGGCAAACAATGGGCCGTATTTGGTCCTAGCCCCCTTACTAAAAGTGGTGTTGCTCTAATTAATCCTAAGAGCACACGAAAGAGGTTAGTCTTTAACCGAATCATGCCAATGATTCGTCGTGAGTTCACTAAACTTGTTAAAGAAGAACCACAATTCTATGTACAGCCAAATACCACAGATCAAAGTGATATCGCTGCTGCTCGAACTGGTGAAGCAATCTCAGATTACATCGCTTATACATGTGGTTTCAATAAAGCTCGTCGAGTAGCTACTTGGTGGGCTACACAAACTGGCACAGGATTTCTAAAGACTTATTATGATGAGAGTAAACTCCTCCCTGTAGGTCCAGATGGTTCTGATATTGGTGGAGCTCCTGCTTATTCCGCTCCTACTACTTTTCACATTATCGTTCCTTTCCTTGAAGTAGAGGATATTGAGGATCAACCCTGGGTGATTGAACAGCGTGCTGTTGATCCTGAGGTTATCAAACGTACTTATGGTATTGAGGTAGAACCAACTACCCAAGTTAGTACTTCTAATTTGGAGACAAGGTTCCGCTCTGCCATTAATATCAAGCAAACAGGTACTGCTAAACAGTGTTTGCTACGTGAAATTTGGATTAAGCCCTGTAACAAGTACCCCAATGGTTATTTTGCTGTATGGGCTGAAAACAAGACTTTGTATGCTTCGGAATGGCCTTACCAGTTTAAGACCTTCCCTTATGCAGTTATCCGTCATATCCCTTCTGGTGGTTTTTATGGGATTTCCTCTATTGAGGGTCTTATTCCCATGCAGAAGGAGTATAACCTCACCAAATCTCAAATGAGTGAGGCTAGAGATCTAACATCTAAGCCTGCTCTTACTGCTGTTAAGGGTTCCGTAGATATCTCCAAGGTGAAAGCAGTTCCTGGGCAAATTATTGAATATATGCCAGGGGCTGACCCACCTCGTAGGCTGGTTAATCCTGATATGCCTACCTACATTGATCGGATGGTAGAATTACTCATTCGGGATATGGATGATAATGCTTCCCAGTTTGAGATTACTAAAGGTCGTACTCCTCCTGGTGTGGAAGCTGCCTGTGTTGATGCTGAAACTCAAGCATTAACTCGTACTGGCTGGAAGTCATACCATGAGCTTTCTGTCGGTGAGGAAATTTATACCATCGACCGAAAGACCAAACTAGGTAAGTTTTCTCCGATTCAGGAACTTAACATCTTCCCAGATTATGAAGGAGAAATCTATAGGTTCTCTAACCTGGGGATTGATGCAGCCGTTACCCATAATCACAAGTGGTTCATCAGGGAGCGAAAAACTATCAGGAAGGGTCCTGATTGGTATAAGAAGGTTCTTCGTAGGACGGATGAACTTCGTTATAATGATGCCTTCATCTTGAATTGTCCTGTGGAGTCCGGGGAGTTTGAGTACAAGAAGGAGTACGCAAAACTACTAGGAGTTATCATTTCAGATGGTCATTTTGCATATTATGACTATAATGGGCGGAGAAACCTTTGTGGAATTAGAATCCACCAATCTCTGAAAGTAAATTGGGACAAGTGTGAGGAAATTCAAGAGCTTTTTGATTCCCTACACCTAGATTATACCTACTATGAACGTGGGGATATGGCAGAGTGGTATATTAAGGAATACCACGCTAGTGGGATTAGGAAGCATATCCCTGACAAAAAGATTAATCTAGAACTGTTTCTCTCATGGTCTCCCGAGCTTCTTCAAGAATTGGTTGATGGACTGCTTCTCGGCGATGGGACGACTAATAAGCAGGGCCAAACATCATTCTATACCTCTAAGTATGATGATGCTTTAGCTTTCCAAACAATTTGTGCTCTCCTTGGAAAAACCGTTGGTATCCACAAGGCCTGGGACAGGGAGTATTACCACTGCACTATCAAAAGAGAGAGGAACAGCAAGGTAGTTTGGGGGTCTCTAGATAAGAAGATTTCTCGAGAGAAACTCCTTGTATGGTGCCCAACAGTTTCCACTGGTGTTTGGCTAGCAAGACGTGGTGAGAAAGTTTATGCTACTGGAAACTCAGCCATCGCCTATCTCCAGGAAGAAAATAATACCATCTTGTACCATACAGTAGCTTCGATTGAGGATGCTGTTGAGAAAAGTGGTAAACAAAGTCTACAACTCATTCAACAGTATTGGGATACCACCCGTATTATTAATACTGTGAGTAAAACCCACGTACAAGGTGTTATTGAATTTAAGGGGTCTGACTTAAAGAACAACACAGATTTCCGTGTTGTTTCAGAATCAATGGCCCCAAGATCTCGTGCTGCCAAACAAGCATCAGTTATGGAATTGATGAAACTGGGAGTTGTTCCACCACAGGTGGGGCTTAAATACTTCCAGATGTCTGAAACTGATGCTATGTATGATGAACTTCATATTGATGTTAATCAGGCAACACGTGAAAACCTACGAATGGCTCGTGGGGAAATGGTGGAAGTGAACGCATGGGATAATCATATTGTCCATGTTCAAGAACACTACACATACATGAAAAGTCAGGAATTTGAACTGTTGGATGAAAATTTACGTCAACAGTTTATCCTTCACACTCAGAAACATCAGACTATTGAAGTAGCGGAGAACCTCCAAGATGATCCCGGAGCAAATGCCCAATCCGTTCCAGGAAACGACCCCAACGTCGGATCAGAACCAGGACTTGAGCTTAGCTAATCCATTTCTATCTAGTGTAGCAGAAGAAGATAGAGAGGTAGTTAGCAAGTATATCAAGGAATGGGACTCCGGCGTTACTAAGAAGTTTCAGGAATATTCAGACAAACTGAAAGGCTACCAAAGCCTTGGCGAAATCGAGCAACTTCAAAATGCTAGCCAATTTGTTAAGGACCTTCAGTCAGACCCTGTAGGTTTTTTCGTTTCAATGCGAGATTACCTCGTTGATAACGCCGATCAGTTTGATATTGAGAATGTCCAAGAAACACTAGGAGTTTTACAGAAAATGTCAGAACAACAGGAAGATTTCAACGGGGGAACTCCTCCTGAGTTTGAAGGACTCCCCCCGCAATTTGTAGATATGTTCAGTAAGTTGCAGGACACTGTAGGTGAACTCTCTACTAATTACAACCAAACAAAGTCTCAGATTCAAGAACAAGAGCAAATGGCTATGCTTGACAGTGTGCTCACAAAGATGCATACTGAGCATGGAGATTTCGATGACACCTACGTACTAACGCAGATTGCCAGCGGAAAATCACCAGAGGATGCTTACGCATCTTACCAACAACTAACTGAGTCGATTATCAACAGTCATAGAAAGAACCCACCTCCACCAATTATTGGTGGTCCTGGTGGAACTCCTCTTGACCAGGTTGATCCGACTAAACTAACAGATGCTAAGTCTCGTAAAGAACTTGGCGCAGCTATTTTAGCACGGGCAGCCTCACAACAATAAGGAGATAAAATGACTGCCACTCTATCCACCGTACAGAGCATCCTTAAGGAGATGTACGAAGGTACGGTTAATACCCAGTTTAATGATGAATCAGTCGCCATTAAACGAATTGAACAGACCGCAGAAGGTGTTGAGGAAAACATCGGTGGTCAACACGTAGTGTTCCCAGTTCGTACTAAGAGGAACCAAGGTATTTCATACCGTTCAGAAGGTGGACAACTTGCAGCCGCAGGTCGTCAAGGATATGCACGGGCACTTGAAAACCTGCGTTATGGTTATGGCCGCTTTAGTATTTCAGGTCAAGCTATGGCTCTGGCTGAAACTAAGCCACAAACTTTCATGTCTGCACTAGATGGTGAAATGGATGGCCTTAAGAGCGACCTTGTTAAGGATTCAAACCGTATTGCCTGGGGGCATAAGGATAACCCAGCAAAAACTACGGGCATCCTCGCTAAGCTCTCAACCTATACCAGTGGTACTCCTTCAATTACTGTAGATTACCCACGTAACTTCCAAATCGATATGCCCATTGATATCATCAATGGTTCTTCTGGTGCAGTTCGTGGTTCAGTTACAGTTGTAGACATTGATGAGTCAACAGGAATTGTGACCATCAGCGGTACAGTTTCTGGTGCTACAACGAACGACTACGCTGCTAGAAGTGGTAACTATGGTAAGGAACCATATGGTCTCCTAGCTCTTATTGGGGCTTCTGGAACTGTTCATGGTATTGACTCCACTGTTGCTGGTAATGGTTATTGGAAGTCAACTGTAGACACAGCAACCACCACCCTAACTGAGCAAGCGATGCTTAACCTCTGTGACAAGATTCGTCAGGCCGGTGGTAATAAGCCAACTGCTGTTTTCTGTTCTCTTGGTGTCCGTCGTGCATACTACAACATCATGATTTCTTCACGTCGTTATGTTGACCCCAAGGAGTTCCCTGGTGGACTTGTTGGTCTTTCATTTAACCATGGTAAGGAAATCCCACTTGTTGAAGATCCTGATGCTCCAGAAAAGACTGCGGTCTTTGTGGATGAGAAGGAACTCAAGGTATTTGCTAAGAAGAACTGGTACTTTGAGGATGCCGATGGTAATATCCTTAAGTGGAAGGAAGATTACGACGAGTTCCAGGGTCTCATGAAGAAGTATTGGCAGCTTGGTACCCACAAGCGCAATGCTCACGGAATGATGACCAACATCACTGAGCCTGTAGCCTGATAGGAGATAATAATGTCCTATAAAGGTGGAGATGGTATCTACCCACTAGATACAGGCACTCCTTGGATTGATGTATCTAGTGGATTACAAGCTGGATGGACCGCAGATACAGCGGTTGCTTATCGTTATGGTAATGTAGTTCATCTAGTGGTTAAGAACCTAGACTATGGTAGTGGTGGGGATGCTAATGCTCTCCAACTTCCTGTAGGTTTTCGTCCTGATTACACAATTGGTATTACGAATCAAGATACCTCTACAGTGGCAATCGGTACAATTACTGCAGCAGGAATGGTTACAGCATCCACATCAGCCGATAATATCGAGATTAGCGAAGTCTATCTCACGACAGGTGTTTGGCCATCTCTTTGATAAAGTAGATAGCTAAACAAATAAGCCCCTGTAGGTCTAGGTTCCCAGCACCCCCTCTTAGACCTACAGGGGCTTTTTCTTGAAAGGAACCTAATGAGTATTTATCAAGAAGTTGGGCGTCGTGGAGCTTTGGCATCTGTTGTTGATGGCTCTACTAACTTGGGACCTACGGCTGGACTCTGGTCTGGGACTGGTGGAACAATTGTAGTTGTTATGGTGGATGATCCAATCGCAACTACAACAACGTTCACTAATGTTGGAGCAGGGGTTTTTCTCCCCATTTCTATTAAGAAGTGGGTTAGCGGACCCTCAGATGCTGTGGCGTTGTTTGTATAATGGCTGATCTATCCGCAACTCTCCCGAATGTTCAGGTATTTAATCAGAACGCTGAACCATATGTCTATGAAGATGGATTAGGAGTAAGTCCGCTAGGAACATCAGAACTTGGAGGTGAGGACGCATAATGTCTGCATTGGAAAATCTTCCAGCTAAAGGAAGTACTGATTGGTATGACCATTATGAATCAATGGATGTACTTCTTAGAGCCATTGAAGATGATTACATCACATCAGAAGATGGAGCAACGGATGAAACTGCTGGAATTATCAAAGTTGCTGATGAAACTGAGTTAGGGGAAGGAACAAGTAATACTACGGCTGTGAGTCCATATGGACTTGTATCCACGGTGGCTAGTTTAATTGCTGCTGCTGTAGATGAAATTGAAGCTGTGGCTGATGCTGCTAGCATTAGTGTTCTAGATGCTGACGAATACTACGTAGGGGAAACAGTAGAGGAAGTTCTCGCTGAATTAAATCCTGGGAATTTCCTTTCTTCCACTAATGGGGGGTTGGAAGCTCTTTATACCCATAACTCTGTTTCTGGTCCAATTGTTCTAGATTTAGCTGAGGGATCTGTACAGAGGGTTATTACTGATGGGGAAGTCATTCTTTCAGTAGATCCCCCCACCACCTCCAAAGTTATTTCTTTTACACTGGTATATGATTGTGTAAACAATGGAGATGCTGTTACTTGGTTTTCTGATATCACATGGATGTCAGGACTAGAGGAAATTACATGGGTTGCCAATACCCGTAGAGTGTTTTCTTTCATCTCCTTGGATAGTGGCCTACACTGGTTAGGGTGGCACCTTACCCCAACACCAACTATCCAGAGCCAAACATATTCAGTATCCGGGGGGCTCTCAGATGAGAGTGGTCAGTTTAGGCTTTATAATGATTCTTTAAATGATAGGAAGATTACATCTGTTAGAGCTTCTGTAGGGACTGCTCCTACAGGGAGTAGCTTAATTGTGGATGTTAATAAAGGGGGTACAACAATTTATACTACACAAGCTAATCGTCCCACCATTAGTGTCTCTGGCTATACCTCAAAAACTGTACCCGATGTTTCCACTTGGGGGGTTGGGGAGTATCTGACGGTGGATATTGATCAAGTAGGGTCTACTGTTTCAGGATCTGATCTCACAGTAACAGTTTCTTATCAAGGGATTTAAATGCATTCGTATAAGATTCCTCCTCGAAATAACTATAATCTAGCTGGTTCAACTTTTGAAATTATCCCCCCCGAGGATGATGAAGATCCAGTACTGCACCCCCCTATCGTTGCTCAATATTCCACCAATAGTTCCAGGGGGAACCCAGTTGAGTTGGAGGGGGCTACCCTAGACAGTAATGTTTACATTTTCCTGGCTAATAATGATTCAGATATTTTGCGTGTTCAATTTTATGTTGACCCTGATGTCGATGATGAACAATTAGCGGATTGGGTAGCAGCCCCTAATGACTCAAAAGGTTCAGGTGACCCAGATAATGAGGCATTTGTTCGTGGAGATATTTCTTTCCCTTATGATTTAAAGGGAGGGACTGTAGCTGCCAATGTTTGGGATACACACACAGATCCAGCGAAAGGGAACAGGGTTTCTTTTGAAACAGATGGTTCCCACGTTCTTAAAGTTGCCATTATTTATCTTGATGGTACTACCCAGGTAGAATCCTTCTCCTTTGATGTTGACAACTCTGTATCAGCCCCTACACCGCCTGCCACACCCACAGGTCTTAGCTTAAGCACTCCGGTAAATTTCACTATTTACGCTAATTGGGATGACAACTCTGAGGGTGACTTAGCTGGATATGATTATAGAATTGGGACGACTAATCCCCCAACAACAGCACCGATTTCAGTTGTTGGGTCAGAGGTTACTATTACAGGACTGACTGGGGGAACCAATTATCGTGTCCAAGTTAGAGCTTATAATACTGCTGGACAAAGATCTGGGTGGTCCTCTGTAGTTTCAAAATCTGCCACAGGAACAGGAGAGGAAGAACCTTCCACTATTGATTCTTGGATGGTTTTTGGTCCTGCCGGAGATGGTATTAACCCCAATCCTAATGCTTTGATCTATGGACTGACACAAAACTCTTACCCAACAGGTGTTGGTGGGGGTTCTGGTGCAACAGCTGAGTATCAAATGCCATGTTCTGGATCTTATTCTAATATGTCTAAGAAATCTACTGACTGGGCCGGGTTTGTTACTTCTGAGGCCACTAACCCAAACAAACCAGCCTCCGCTGTAGGTAGGTGGGCCAGCTTGACCACTAATGGAACCTATCGTCTAAGGAAGATTCAACATCCATCTAACGGTGGTTTTGGAGCGACCCTGGCCACTCCAACATATGGAGGCCGTGGGACAGTTGGGTGTCATATTGCTTCTAGACATCATAATTCCAAGACTTGGATTTACAATAACACTTTGAAGGCTTGGAAGAAAACTGATCTTCTAAAAGATCCTCAGAAAGATATGAGGGGGTATACTCTGGGTGTGACTGGAACTCTTACCCATGCGGAGGATACTGTTCTAGCTATGGCTCAATTAGCTTCTGGGTTACTTGATTCAAAGTTAGTCGCTTTAGGGTATGCTCTTGTTGATAACAGGAATGGTGGGGTCCAGTATGGGGACTGGGTTGATCGTCTTTTCTATAGAGTAACTTGGGAGTGTAGTGGGTATTGGTCAACTGATTATATTGGAATTGATCCTAATCTGATTGGCTCAGTTACCCTTGAAAAAGCAGCCACTGGTGTCTTTAATCTTGGACTAAGCTCTAGTGTTAAAACACTCATTGGAAATATGATCCAACCTGGTGATCCATATTACATGACATTTACTCCTAATGCTGCTCTGAATGGTGTTCCAGGGTGGCAGCAACGTAGTATTTGTACACATAACCCATTGCTTCCATGTGTGCATGATCCAGATGCTGGAAAAGGTGGGGATCGTAGTATGTTAGCAGCAGCTGCTTATATACGATTCTTTGATACTGTTAATGCCGCCATTGCTGAACGATGTGCTTATCGTGGTGTCCCAATTAGAAAATTTATTGGTCGTCCGAATTTTTCACACCCTGGTGCTACCCCAGAAAGTTTTGAGGATAGCCCTGGAGGAAATGATGGCTCAATTTATCGTCCATATGTGTGTTCTAATGAGATTAATTTACGGTTCCTAGATATTATTGGTCGAGACAGAA